ACGCCTGGCAATACGCATACGCTCCAGACGCTTGCGCTGTTTGTCTTTCTCCCATTCGTCGGGCTTGTCTCCGAATACTTCTACACCCCGTCTCTGGTAGTATCTTGTTAAGTTATCCCATTCTTCGAGGTCTTCTGTACTGCATTTTTCACCTCCTACGTATCTGTAGCCTCTCTCTTGCTTGATAATCCATAGATTTTCTCGCTCTTCTTCTGAATACAACTTATCGTGGTAATACTTAGGCATTGGTAATTCTCTGCCGTTTTCTGCTTTGTATGTCTCGATAGTACGTTTTCCCTGATATCTGTTTCGCCTTGCATTTATGCTTTTTTCGTAACCTCGGCCAATACCCTGACTACAGAACACTTTTCCTTCGAATTCAGGACAGTTTTCATTTATTTTTAGCATGTACTTGGTGATGTAATTGATAGTCTTACCGTTGACATAGTCCCCTATATATGTATATCCGTAACGCCATGCGTCTACGTCTTCCTTGCTGCACCACACTATACCGTGCATGTGTATGCGGTTGTAGTCTTCACCTTTTTCTGTAATTACCCAGTGTTTTACGGACTTTCCTGTTCTTCTCCGTATCAGTTCTAACCAATGTCTTATTGCATAACGGCACATCTCATTTTCTTCTTCATTGGTTGGCTTTAGTCCTGCCTTAACGGCTCTGCGCACCTCTTCATACATATTTCCGTTAAATGTCAGAGTCAGGAACAGTGCTCCTTTGTTTGTTTTCAATTCTTCGGACAGTCGTACATACCATTCTCTTTTTTTCTGCTTTCGGCACTCCATGCACTTGCCACATTTTATCGGCACGTACCTTAATCTCTCGTCCTGGCATTCTGGCGGATTATATCCATTTTTTTTTGTTGGTAAATACTTTTTATTTAATAAGTACTTAGTATACAGACACATAACATACAATTGTTTAAGTTTTACTTTAAAATAATATTCATACATAATAAAAAGAGGCCGCAACCTTCTTCTGGTGATGTTACCCAGATTCATGATCCGACCTCTTGTTGTTATGTAAATTAGCTGCGCAGTGATTGCGCGCCACATAGTAGCGAATTCTGAATAGTTCGTGTGCGATATTCGTACGCGCGCGACTTACTTGATAAACCTTAATATTGCCTTCAAGAACTTACCTAACAGTCTTGCATATTCTCCCTCACCCGTCATCTCATCAAGCAACTTGGACGCTGCTTTGTCCTGCTCCAGTTCGAAATCCGCTCTTTCCCACTGCTTCTGCATTAAGTCAAATTTTATACCTGATAATGAGAACTCGTTAACCTTACCTGTTGCAATAGCATCTATATCTTTCATCATGCGCTCCAGCACACCTTTGTCGAATAATGCCTGCTGCTCGTCTTTATCCCACTGTGCCATTTCTCTTCCGATAGGTCCGAAGTATTTTATGAGTACTGACTGTTCCCAGCCCATACTTTTACCATCGGCATCGTAGTGTGTTCCATTTTTTATAATTCTGTTCACTGCATTCTGGAACTCAAGCAGTTCTTTGTTCTCTTTCAGTACATCTCCCTGTAGCATAAGGTTATTAACCTCTTCCTGAACCTTCTTGACTTCTTTCACTGTCTTGTCATAGGCAATCTCCAGGTTTTTCTTTTCCTGTTTTGTTTTCCCTATCTGGCCAATCTTTTCAGCTAAGTCTATACTGCTGCCTATCAGGTTCTGCATGTTTTGCGCTGTAGCTTCAGCTCTTATTTTCTGAGCCTCGGCATTTGCCAGCTGAGTGTTAGCCATTACTTGCTGTGCTTGTAATGCCATCTGTATTCCCATTGGCTGGAATGCTTGAGCAGGCTCTACATTAGCTCCTGCACTTGCCTGTCCTGCTGACCCTCCGCTACCATTCATTAGTGCTGGATTCAGTCCTGCAGCTTTCATTTGTTTCACCTGGTTCTCGTAACCCGTGTAGTCAAACATTTCCTTGGCATACTGTTGCGACTGTGCTGCTGCTTCTTTGTTCCACTGGTTCTGCAGTGCCATACGGTCGTTCTCCGCCTGGTTCTGTTTCTCCCACATTTCACGCCCGTACTGCATCTGCTGCTGCCACTGTTGTTTCTGCCATTCCAGTGCCTTTTTGTTTTGTACGGCTCCCGTTATTGTGTTGGCCATTCCTGAAATCAGGCCAGTTCCTCCTTTATCTAAGAAATTTAAAAATCCCATAACTTGATTGTTTTCGCGCTTTTTTGAAAAGCGGTGTTACTACACTTGATTATAATGGCTACGTGCGTACCCGAAGATACGCACGACTTATTGAAGTCCTACTGTCATGTAGGTTGCCCAGCATCATTTGATGCGCCGCCATGAGCGGTTTCTTTCTTTTTCACTTCTTCACTTGGAGGCTGCTGTCCTTTTGCGATTCGTTCTTTGTTCACTCTGTCCATCGCGTTCTGTGCGATATCCCACTTGTCTGCCCGCACGTCGTATTGTGGCATTACTCCTTTTTCTTTAGGTGTAAAAATTAATGGCGAAGTATCCTTAATAGGTTCTCCAGTTTCCACTAGCTTCTTGCATCTGTCTTCGATAGACTGTCCATCGTATGATTCCACCTCGAATTGGGTGTTACTCTTTGTCATGATTCTTGGCTTTCCCATATATTGTTACATTAAAGGTATCTGTGCTGCGCTCATCACGCGTCTTGCAATAATTTTCTTTCCAATCTGAACCCAGAAGTCTCTGTTGGTATCTGTATTTGTCGCGAAGATGTACGTATAGTCTTTCGGTGATATATATGTACTTGCATTCATAATCCATCCTGTTTCTTCATCGACGTCATACATTCTGTTCAGCACCATGTAGCTCTCGGCTTCCCCTACTGCGAAATCTGCATACGTCTTGTTTACGTCCGTCATGTAGTTCAGCCATGCAGGTTGCTTTCCAATTGCATCATTGATGTTTGCTCGTCCGTTCATCTGATTGCTTAATAAGTCCTGGTATCCGATTCCGTCCAGCTGTGGTTTGTGTAGGTCGTCCATGGTTTTCAATTGCATCATATCCCAGTCATTACCCTGTGAATAGTCTACATTCGGTGTTATACTTGCGATACCGATAATATAGCATGGTTCGTTGCACTTGATTACAATATTTCCGCCTTTTTTGTCTTGGTTAAATCCACGTCCCGCTAGGCTTCCTAATGGTTCTTCTATTCCGCTTGCCGTTGATGATGAGTTTGACACTACCGCTTCAAAATCTATTGTCGTTGACATACCTCCCTCGTATACTGGAGTTTCAGCTCTGAAGTAATAATTTGTTGTATATACGGTTTCAATCCAGTCTTTGTAGCTGCCTCCGCTGATTGCAATACGGTTCAGCATATTGTACACTTTTTGTGCCAGGTTTAATGCGTCCAGATTAAGTTTTCCATCTTTTACGTCTACTTCCGTTACCGCGTTGATTCCATTGTCTCCGTCTACCCATTCTTTGTTCACCCAGTTGTTAAATAGGTCTGATTGATGTGTTTTTATACATAAGCCACCCATATCCAGCGCTGTTATTGGTGGAATATTCTGTTCTGTTCCTACTTTTTCAGGATTGGGACTGAATAATATGTTGTAAATGAATAGACTCTTTAGCTTTTCATCACTATCTTTCCCGATTCTTATTTGTTCTCGTCCTTTACTCAGGATGTATTCTCTTAAGTCGTCAATTTCCTTCAATGGGAATGAACTTGTGTATGTTTCTGTTACTGTACCTTGTGTGATGTTTTCAGTTGTTCCCTTAATGGTTATGTCTTGTCCTGTGCTTGCTAATGCTCTATTTATCTGGTAATATCCACCTATTCTTGTACTGAGCACTATTTTATTTTTTTCGACACTTACTTTTTCCCAATAGTTTCTCCCTCCTTCATCAAATCTTACTTCTATTTCTAAAGGACTTGAATCTGTTGAGTATTTTATTTTTTTGATTTCTTCGATTTTTATATCTGTTCCCGTGATTGTTACTGTTGATGGTGTTTTGCATATTAGAAGATTGCTTGTACCGTTAGCTATTTCTGCAGTAAAATCTGTTGACTTAATGGCCGTTGCATTCTGAATCAGGTTGCCACCCATCACATAGAACCTTTCTTCCTGCTTGTTGGCATAATAGTTTTTGAACACGTCATAATATGCTAGATGTGGTACTATCTGGTAATCTCCTACTCCGGTGTTGGAATTGGCATTCCTTGGACTTACTCTCACTCCTAAGTACTCGTTAATGCTGGCTTTTCCATGCTTCGCTGTTCCTGTCTTCGTCCATTGTCCTGCTATTGGAAGTTTTACTTTGCTCATATCCAGACCGATATTGAGTGTGTTGTTATGCAGCATTGCATTGTATAACCTGATTGGACATGTAAATACGTCTGCTTGAAACTTGAAGTTCCCGAATAGTGGTCCGACTGTTGGATGTGTCATAATTCGTGTGTCCAGATCAATCTCAAATGTGTCTCCTGGTAATCCTACCAGTTTCATGAACGGTACTAGTGTACCTACTCCCATAGGACTCCGCCATGCACTTGACAAGTTGTGTGTACTTCTTCCATATTCCTTAAGTTCTACTGACATTTTGTCGGTATCCCCTAATGTGTTTTTACCTATTTTTACTTGCATAATTAATCCTTTTTATATGTTATTGCTCGTGCAAATGCTCCTGCTATTATTTTGCATATCCTATCTAGAGTTATATTACTAAGATTTTCTATGAGTTTTTCTTTGTTTTCGAATACTCCGTCAGATACTAGTTGATTTCCTACTGTTCCAAACCAGACATCTTTGTCTTCGTGCCTTCCTTTTCTTAACATGATTATTCCAGCATATTGTTCTGTATATTCCTGTTCTTTTTTTGCTTCTTCCATGTCATTTCATCTTAATGTTAAACATTGTACTGTCATTCTCTTGATTAGCGCTTTCATTCTGGTCTACATTTTGTTTGCTGCTATTGTTGTTTTTTTGGATGTTCAGGCTCACTACACATCCTCCAAGTGTTGCTGCCATTACCCATGCCACTATTAGTAGCATCATCAGTTTTCTTTCCTTGTCACTTTTAACATTCTCCATGATTTTTTGTTCATATCTGTTAAATACTTTCCTAACTCCTTGTAGCTTCCACACGTGATAGTTAGGTTTACCACTTGTCCTGTCATCTCGTTAACGAATTCGATGTTGAATATAATGAATAATTGTACATCCTTATCCATTTCGTTTATTTTTTTTGATTTCTTTTGTGAACTAATCCTGCATTTCTATGTCTGGAACTAATGTCCAGATTACTTCCCATTTCTCTTTTTTCTCTTCTATAGCACCACCTACGAACATTTTTGGAAATAATTCTCTCATACTAGACACTGTCTTAATTGCGATGTCTTCTCTATAGTATCTTTCAACTATTACCTGGTCTCTGAAAATTATCGTAATTCTGTAATTTTTTTTTTCCCTATTGGTTGATGACTTTTTCATGATTGTAAGTTTTATTGTTTTTTTCGGTATTACAAATATACGCATTTTTTTCAAAATACAAATTTCGGTCATTTTTATTATAATCATATATTTTTTTTATTAAATATAATTCTATATGTATATAATATCCTGTTGAAACTGTTCATAACTATGTTAATTTGCTTATTTCCAGCTATTTATCTTGTTCATAACTTTGTTCATAACTTTTCATTTATTTATTTGCATTGTTCATAACTTTTTTCGGTAGTAAAACATTTGTCATTTCCAAATTTTAAGGCATTTTTTTATCAACAACTTATTAACAGGTTTATTAACCGATTTTGTTGAGTTATTAACCGATTTTGTTGAGTTATTAACAGGTCTTTCGCCTTGCTAGCCGCATTTTTTCTAGTCTTGCTTTGACTTTCTCGCGTTCCCAGTCCTCTGGCTTGTCTCCGTATAGTTGTTCTGCTCTTCTTTGGTAGTATTTTGTAAGGTTATCCCATTCTTCCAGATCATCCGTACTCACCTTTTCTCCTGCTATGTATCGGTATCCTCTTTCCTGCTTGTTTATCCATAGATTTTCTCGTTCTTCTTCGGTGTATATCTTGTCATGGTAATATTTTGGCAACGGTAATTCATTTCCGTCTTCCATCTTATAGGTCTCTTTTGTTTCATTGCCTCTGTAACGGTTTCTTTTGGCATTATAGCTCGTTTCGTAACTACTTCCTATCCCTGCACTGCACATTACTATTCCTTTGAAATCAGGCCATTTTTCGCATATCTTCAACATGTACTTTGTTACGTATGCAATTGTTGTCTGGTTAACATAATCTCCTATGTAGGTATATCCGTATCCCCAATGGTTTATCCTTTCTCTTGGACACCATACTATCCCGTGCAGGTGTATTCTTCCGTAGTCTTCTCCTTTCTCTGTTACCAGCCAGTGTTTGATGGACTTGCCTGTTTTCTTTCGGATTCTTTCCAGCCACCTTCTTACAGCTGTCTTGCACATCTCGTTCTGTTCGGTATAGTTCAGACTTTGCTTACTCTTCCTGAACAGTTCCTTTGATAGCTCTTGATAATTTTCTTCGTCGAATGTCAGCGTGATAAATAGTGCATTTGGATTTTTTTTCAATTCTTCTGCTAGTCTGATTCTCCAGTTTCTTGCTTTTTCTTTCCTGCACTCAATGCATTTTCCGCACTTAGTCGGCACGTACCTTAATCTTTCGTCTTTGCATATTGGTACATTTCCTTGATTTTTCTTTGTGTACATATATTTTCTGTTTAATATATATTTAGTATATAGGCACATAGCTCATAATTGTTTAAGTTTTACTTTAAGATAATATTCATACATAGAAACAAGAGGTCGCAACCTTCTTCTGGTGATGTTACCCAGATTCATGATCCGACCTCTTGTTGTTATGTATGTTAGCCTTGCGGCGATTGCGCGCCACATAGTAGCGAATTCTGTATAGCGCGATTACTTGATAAATCCTACCAGTACTTTCAAAAACTTGCCTAACAGTCTTGCATATTCTCCTTCGCCTGTCATCTCATCAAGCAGTTTGGCTGCTGCTTTGTCTTGTTCCAGCTCGAAATCCGCTCTTTCCCACTGCTTTTGCATCAAGTTAAATTTCATCCCTGACAGTGAGAACTCGTTAACCTTACCCGTTGCAATAGCATCTATATCTTTCATCATGCGCTCCAGGACACCTTTGTCGAACAATGCTTGCTGTTCGTCCTTCTTCCACTGTGCGACTTCCTTCCCGATAGGCCCGAAGTGTTTCACGAGTACTGACTCTTCCCAGTCCATACTCTTGCCATCGGCATTGAAGTATGTTCCATTTTTTATGATTTTGTTCACTCCATTCTGGAATTCAAGCAGTTCTTTGTTTTCTTTCAGCACATCTCCCTGTAGCGTAAGGTTATTAATCTCTTCCTGAACCTTCTTGACTTCTTTCACTGTCTTGTCATAGGTAATCTCCAGGTTTTTCTTTTCCTGCTTTGTTTTCCCTATCTCGCCAATCTTCTGTGCCAGGTCTATACTGCTGCCTATCAGGTTCTGCATGTTCTGCGCTGTAGCTTCAGCTCTTGTTTTCTGAGCCTGAGCATTGGCCAGCTGAGTGTTGGCCATTATCTGCTGTGCTTGTAACGCCATCTGTATCCCCATTGGCTGGAATGCTTGAGCAGGCTCTACATTAGCTCCTGCACTTGCCTGTC